ATAATGAAGGTCGGATCCTCCTGTTCTGCATAATCGCCCAACGAGAGTTCCGTCAGACCATTGTTTTTCATAATGGCCACAATGGCGGCCATGATATTGCTGATGTTGTCCATAAACGGGTTTTATTAAGATTAGCTAATATGTTGGAGAGGCGGGCGTTGCCCGTCCATTGATTTTTCAAAAAAAAAGTGGAGCTGCCGGGACTCACGTCAGGACAGCTCCGGTTATCATTATGGCGAATGATGTATCAATAATTGAGTTGAATGGTTCCGTAAACTCCGGCAATCTCTTCCTGCCGGATTCCCAGATAGACCATTGTCACTTGCGGTGACGAGTGTTTCAAAATCATCGACAGCAGTATGAGCGCTTCGGTGGTACGTCCCATCGATTCGTAAACGTAGCGGCCGAAAGTCTTGCGGAAGGTATGGCTGGAGAATCGCTTGATTGGCAGCCGGTATTTTACCCGCAGGTATTTGAGGGTGTCGTTGATGTATTGGGTGGTATAGGGTTTCTTCGTTTTTGGGTTGCAGATGACCGGCAACCGTTTGTCCGGTGAACCGAGCAGTTTATATAGCGACGTGATTCGCCGCTGTACGTTTTCGTTGAACGGAATCTGGCGCGTCTTGCCGGTTTTCTGTTCGATTTTGTAAAGTGCATCTCTATCGAGCACGTCTTTCCATGTCATTGACAGGACATCGGACACACGGCAGGCCGTACAGAAAGAGATGCAGCAGTAAAGTTCCCAAAGATAATTGCCGTCTTCATGAAGGCTGGAGAGCAGGCGGAGGAAATCCTTGAATTCCAAAGGTTCGGCGGTAGTGATTTGACCTTTGACTGACATAGGCATATAGAATTTATGTTAATAATGCGACATCACATGCCTGTTTGGGGTGTCGGGGATTCCTGAAAGAGGGACATGACTTTCGCCCACGTTTCCCGCATCCGGAAATAGTCGTCGTAGCCTTTCTGGTTGATGAAGAAGACGTAAGGCGGAATGTCGGCCTGCTTGAAAAGGTTGTACTCTTTTTCGTCGAGTTTGCGAACCGTGGGAAGTCCCGTTCTGCATAGGGCTTCGTTGACAATCCAGGCTCCCCGGAAGTTATCCATCCGGAGTGAGTCGATGCAGACCACCTCGCCCACACAGCCATTTATCAGAAAGTTGCACACGCACATCAGGCAGCAGGTGTAGTCGATGTCCCATGCGACCAGATAGCTTTGCGGTCGGTCGGCCTTGGCCGCCAACAGCGTCCGGCCACTGCCTGCCGTAGGGTCGCACACCGATAGGATTTTGGCATCCGATTCTTGCTTGCCCATTGTTATTTTCGACATCAGGTCGGTAATGTGCGCAGGCGTGAAGAACTGGCCTTTCTGTTGCTGGCCGCTCTGGGAAGTCAGAGCCATGAACAGGTCACCGAATGCATCGTACCAGCCGTGCCGTTTGATTTGCTGTGACATGATTTGAATCCATGTGGCGAACATGTCGTAGAATACTTTGGTCTGTTCTTTATTATACCTCCAATCGGAGAGCGGAGGCGTGTCAGGGAGCGAGAACCCGTGTACGATGTAGCGCAACAGGTCCTGAAAGACGGTCTTCACGTCCAGTCCGTTCCGATACGTGAAGTCGTTGATTTGTTTTTCCAGTTCCCGGACTTCTGCCGGGGCGTTGTATCCTTTTGCCATAATCTTAATCTTCACATTCTGCCAGAAGGCGTTTTACATTGCGGATTTTCTCGTCGATGCTGTCCAGCTTTGCGAACGAAGGGGTACATTTGGTGCGGCGCATTCCGGCACCCCAACCGATGTTGTTGGCGACCCGTGTGAGTCGGGCGTTCTCTTTGCTGCGGCTTTCTTCAAGACGCTCCAGCCGTTTTTGGAGAGTTGCTTTCTTGTATTTCATGTCTGAAAAATTAAAAAGGCGAAGAACTTTCGCTCTCCGCCTCGGGTGAATAAATTGTGTTTACTAAGTCGTTTCATCGGGTATTTCATTGCCCGTAAAGGGATGATATAACGGTGTGTTGCCGACAGCTTCGGCGTCAATGGCAAAGCTGCCGAGTTCCACATCATAGAAGAGTTCCAGTTTCATCGGTTCGGTGGAGGCAATTTGTTCGGCCTCTGATTGCGACAAACCGGAAATCATCAGGCTTTTTACCCTTTCTCGGAAAGTTTTCGGGTTGGTTTGGGGTGTCGTCCAAACCTCAACGATTTCCTCTTCGTCATCGGTAATGGCGACAGAGTGGTCGAGAGTATGCAATTCTTTCATCATTTTGGTTCCTCCTACTCTTCGTCCCAATAGTTTTTCTTGTACAGCTCCCGCTGCTGGTCGAAAGACAAGGAGTTCCACCAGGCGTCGAGGTCCTCGGCATCGCCGGACAGCCGTTTGTTTTCTTCCAGATCAAGGTGTTTCCACCATTGGTACATTCGTTCTTTGTACTCTTTCATTGAGACGAAATAGTGAGCCTCTTCACACGAGTCACACCAAAAATCGTCATCGGAATCATCAATGTCCGAGATGTATTCATTCGTATTGCCATCGACCCATGCCCGTACCTGAATATCACGGGAGCCGCAACATTCGCATACATTGATTTGACTTTCATCTTCCTCCTCCCTTTCGGTAACGAACCTTTGTCCGTCATAGAGTTCGCACGCCCGTTCCACGATTTTGTCACGGGCGTTGTTGCCCAGTTCAGCATAGAAGCGTTCGGCGGCACCTGACAACGTGGCACTGCTCAGACCGCACCATTTTGCCCAGAAATGCCCGGCCATGCCACCGAATACGGTTTTGCATTCCGCTTTGCTCCAGCGGTTCCACATGTAGTAGAAGAAGCTGGAGACGATGTTTTCATTTGTTCGTTTCATATTTTCAGATGTTTTAGAACCAAGAGATGAGAACCCAATCATTGCTCGGATCGCTTTCTTTGATCAGGAGGTCGAGCATATTTATAAAGTCTTCTTTGCTTGTTCGTGCTCGGTTCAACTCCTCGTGAAATTCCTCGGCATGTGCCTGATATGTTTCATTTTCCTCACCAATGATCGTTCGCAAGCGTTCCAATTCAATGCGTTGAACTTCGTAATCGTCATCGAACTCGTCTTCTGCCGAATTGGCGATATCGAACATTGATAGGATGTTGTAAAATGCTTCTTGTCCGTCACCGCCGAACATTCCGTGGTTGCAATTCATGTATTCGATGCGGTAGATTTTTCCGGTGTGTAAACTTCTGCTCATATTGTATAGATTTTTATTGTCGGTCAAAAAATGAAATCGACGATGACACGCTTGTCGCCGGAGAGTAACCGCTCGTGATTTACATCATCGTATTTGTAGGTGATGTATTTCTTCGCTTCACGGATATATTCTCCACGTACCCAGACCGGAGCGGTTTCGCGGTCTGAGAGGCGGAAGAGCTCTCCTTTTTTGAGTTGGCGGATTGTTTTCTGTTCCATCGGCTGCAATGCCCAGTTTCATTGCGGCATTCCGCATTTCTTCGTATCTGATGCGATGACAACCGGCCGTCAGAATGTCGTTCTTGTATGAATTGATACTCCAATTATGGTTGTTGGCATCATGGACAAGGTCATGTCGGAAGTCGGCTTCGTTTTTGTGGAACAGTTCAACCAGTTTCCAAAGGCGGACAGCTTCCTTGGCTTTGACCTGAATGCCCATTGAGGTCTCGATGCACCCGTTGTGTACCCGGAGCAACGCATTGAAGTCAAGGCCGTAAGGAACGGTGAACCATCTATTTGAAATTTCGCCCGAATACCATAGCTCTTTTTTCTCCTCAAAAGACATGTTGGCTATACGGTGCCGCTCCTCTTCCTCACGCAACCATCTCTCACGACGTTCGGCATACCGCTGCTCCCGTAGTTCTTCATTTCGACGATTGATTGCGTCCTGCCGTTCTTTACGTTCGGCAAAATGCTCCCACAGCAGCGGGTCGTCGGTACGGTCAATAAAGAGTTGAGAGAGCCGGGTTTTGTATTCTGCGGCTGATGTGGTTTGAAGCAGACCGCGTGCAAGAATATCGAGGAACAACTCCTGATATTCGGACTTGTTTTCTCTCGGTAGTTCACTGGAATAACGAGGTCGTTCGCCTGTTACGGTCCAGAATTTCGTAATGTCTTTTTTTGCGGTACTGCTCAATTTGGCCAGTACCGGCATGAGCCAGCGACCGGTTGCGGACTTTTGCCGTTTGTCAAGTCCCCAGAATTCAATCCAGCGACCGATGTTGAGCAGGCATTCTTTGACATGTTCCGTATAATTCTGAGTGCGGGATTTCTGCTGTGCATTGATGTAATCACTGATTTTTTCTACTTGATCGACAATGTAATATGCCGATTCGTAATAGCTGTATTCCGACAGCCTGTCGTTGTGTAGGGAAACCGACCGGGGCGTGTAGAAAATCAGTTCTCCGTAGGGAATCGCTTTCCGCACCATGCCCATGTGTTTGCAGGTGGTGTTGGAATAGGTCCGGGTTGTTACCAGATAGGCTTTTTGCCCTTGTTGATTTGCTTCTACCGAGGCACATCGGAAATGTGACCCATAGGAATAAATATCTTTGCCCTCGAAGTAGAAGTTGCGCCCATTCCGTGCGCTATCCTGACTTTGATGTGCCCATAGATGGGCGACCATCGGGGCATCTACGACGTATCTCATGATGTTTCTGTTTTATCTGTTGAAGAATAGTTGAAAATGAAAAAGAGAAGGCGATAACCTTCTCTCTCGTGTTAATTTTTATAGTCGTTCGAGAACCTTCCGGAGGAATTTTTTGCTCAGTACCTGTTTGCAGACTGTGACACCGGACCACCCGTTACCGGAGTTCTTGTCGAGCAGTTCCCTTATGAATGTCAGCCAATCTTTGACCGGTTTTTTGTTCAGTACGGCCAACAGGCGTTCCGCTTGAATCGTCCAGTCGTGAAATTCCGGAGACCAAGGGGCGTTTATCAGTTCGGACATGGGAATCGTGAACATGTTTTTCCCGATTGGCCTGACAGCCGGATTTTGCCCTACGCTGCGCACGGTATCGGCAATGGCCTGTTCAATACGTTCTTTCTCCCGTTTATACTGTTCTTCCAAACGGTCGAGTGCGTTGATTTGGTCTGCTAAAATACCCATCCGATAAAAGGTCTTTTTATGCCGAATTCCTCGCTGGCCTCATCGCTTCCGCAGTCACATTTGCCGACGGGCTGCCCTGAGCCGCATTTGCAGAGATCGATGCCCCAATGGTTGACGCAATGATTGCAATTACAGAAGACCTGCGGCAAACGTTCTCCCGTAAATCCTATACGGTTGAAAACCTCGCGGCTCATACTGTTACTTGCGCCGTTCTCGAATGTTACGGTCATCGCTCCGCATACGCATTCCTGAATGTATTGTACCTGTATCATGTCACGCGGATTTGAGTTGGAATTCGATGCCGGAAGGCAGTTTGGAATAGTCCACTTTTTTCAGGAAGCGGTCAAATTGTTCCTGGGTAACGATGTCGTTCTTGGAAGCATAGTCCCGCCAGTTGAATACGCCCGTGTTTCGATGGTCGTAGTAGATGAAGTTGTCGAGTGGCATTCCACAGCGAAGCACGTGGAGTTTGACGGCGAGTTCCTGATCGATTTTCGCCTTTTCATTTGCCGCATGGGTTTTAAGGTCTTCTATTTTCTTCCGTTTGGCGGCAAGCAGGGCTTCGTGTCTGCGTTTTTTAATGTTGGCGGGCAGATAATACCCTTCGGCAATTCGGGTTTCCACAAGCTGGAATTCTTCCTCTGTGAGAGGGGTGAATTGATAGCGAACGGAGGTGTCCTCAAATTGTTCTTCGGTCAGTTCTTCGAGTTGTTTGATTGCGGCGCGGGCTTCCTCCTCCCAACGAGCGGGTATTCCCATCGTCTGAAGCAGGTAGGTGAAGTAAAGTTGGTCTTCCGCTTCACGAAGGAATCGGTCGTACTCTTGTTGGGTAATACGGAGTTCGCTCATTGTAACCTCCTTGGAGCTATTTCGCAAGTGGTAGAATCCGTTGCCTTGCGCATACATCGGTGCTCCTTTGGCGTCGCACAGGTGTAAGGCGATGAACGGACACAGTTCGGGAAAGGCCACTGCAATTTGTTCATGGCAACACCCTGCCATGCACCATTTCCAGACACCGTATTTGTCCTTTTCGTAGATGGTTGCTGTAATGCCGAAGTCGGCATGTCCGTTGCGGCAGTCATCGTCGAGCCGCACCTTAACGTCTATTTTGTAGCCGTTTATGATTTTTGTTGCGTTATATTTCAGTTTATCAGCCATTGCGGTATGTGTTAGTTTGTTGATAATGCAAATTCCGGGAATGGGAGCTCCAGACCGAATGTGCAGAGATATTCGGCTTGTTTTTGCCGGTTGTCCTCGGCAATTCTATCATCGATGTAAGCCTGGCATTCGCTCTTGAGCTGGTCGAGCCCGTCATCACCGAAGAATCCCCAGCAACTGTCCAGAATTTCCGTGTCGTCATCTTCCGGCGTAACCTGAAATCCGTACACTTCACCATGCAGGTATTCATTGTACGTGTCGATTTCATTTTGGAGGTATTCCTCGATTTTCTTGCGGCGGGATTGCGTGAGCACTTTCCAGCCGTATTCCTTTTTTACCTGTTCAACACTGACCGCCACAATCCCGAACCATCCGCTGTCCCATCGGCACGAGAAGGGGCCGGATGAAATGCTGAGACCACTATGGTCATAGAGGAAAAGGTTCAAAGCGACATGTTTTTGCAGGAATGATTTCCGAATGTTTCCGGGACGGCCGTCGCATACTTCGTCGAAGTCGAAATGTTCGTCGAACTCCTTTTCGGGACGGTAACGCCGGTGTGCCGTGTAGAACGTGCCGAGGTTGCTCCACTCGCGCGGACTTTCGGGGCAGTCATCGTAGTAGATATTGATGTGGTGTCCTTTATAGGTTATTTGTTCGTATCTGTTCATATCAGTATGTATAAGCAGTTTCCAACTCGCTTTCGTAATTCTCGAAAGCTATAAGGTTCTCTTCGTCCGTCACCTCCTGATCCCAGAACAGTTCGACAAAACGCTCTATCACATCCCGCATGGCGCGGGTGTATTGTTGGAGGTATTTTACGGCCCTCGTGCGCCGATCTGTCGTTTCGTATTGCATGATGATTTATGATTTTGATTGTTCATTCAAATGTCGTTTCGATAGTCGAGCAGGTATTGCTCGAAATGGTTCTCACAAATGATCTGGTTACGGTCGATGTCTGCGGAGAAATCATCCCACTTGTAACCGTAATCTTTCAGTAATTCTTCTTGCTCCGACCGGCTGAAATCCGTCACGTCGATTTCGCCTTCCCGCCAAAGCATGTTGTCCGTTGCGAATTTCCGGACCTCGGACACATTGTGTGCATCACGCAGAAACTCCGTCGGGTATCCGAGATACCGTTGGTGTATCCGGCTGGACTCAGTTTCAGCACACGGCAGTAAATCCGGGTGGCAGGTATTCGGCTCGCAATACCAGAATACCGTATCTGATATTTTCAAGCAGAATTGCAGTTGGTCGGGATCGGTGCATTGAATGTCCGGGTTAAGAAGCCGCCTCATGCGATTTCAAATTGTACCGAGAAGTGGAATTCTTTTCGGAGGTGAACAATTTCCGCCATTGTTACAGGGTCTTTCCCGTATGGATAGAAGATTGTGAACTGGCGTGTCAGGCACCGGATGCCTTTCTTTCGCAGTTTGTACAGCAGGTACGCCCTGCGTCTGAGTTGTTTCTTATTCATTGTCGTTACATTTTTAGAGGATACATAACGATGCGACTACCGATGTGGGGCATGACTTTATCCGTTCGATGTATGGTCGTCCGGAAGGATCCTGAAGCACGGCGTGTAGCCAGCGCCTCAGGATCCTGTCAAGGAAGACGAACTGAAAGTTTTCGGTCCATCACATCAAGCCTGCCAGGCGATGACGGCTTACTTCCTACGCCACTGGGCCATCTTCTTTTTGATGTCGATGCCGTTGTCGTCGAGCATCTTTTTCAATACGGCAAGCAGGCGCCAACCATTGCCGTTCTTATACTCTTCGGCCTTGGCCGAGAGGAATGCGAGCGACTGGTATTTGTCCAGCCGTCGCCCGCTGTCGTCGATGGCCGTACAGTTGTGAAAGCGGATGAGGTTTTGCATGGTGTAGAACGCGCCGGCACCTTTGTAGGCATCCACCCACGCCTTGCTTTGGGGCGTGGCGTGCTTCATCTTGAACCGCTTGTCGTTGAACTTCGTCACGGCATTGTAAAGCTGGGTGGCATTTTTAGCCGCTTCGATATGGTAGGCCGCAAGCCGCAGCGGGCTGTAGAGTTTGGAGTTCAGGTCCTGCACGAAGATGTTGTGGCTGCCGAAACGCTTGTAAGGAATGCCCTTGCATCTCTTGACAGGCAGGCCCTCGACATGCGCTTTCAGTTGTTCGATGTAATCTTCCGCCATAGCCGTAGCGACCTTGACGTTGAACCAGCGGTTCCTGTCCGCGAAGTTCTCGGGGTCGTTTCGCTCCATCTTCTGTTGGGCACGCAGTTCGTCGAGCAGCATCTTCCACTGGTACTCATAGCCCAGACGGTGGATCATCTCCGTCACGCCGACCGGATTCCAAGCGCCGTAGTCCTTGTAGGAGAGCATGTGGAACATCTGAGCCATAACCCAGCGGCGGAACAGACGGCGGTTGGGTACGGTTCCCTTTTCGAGGATGTAATCGAAAATCGGGTCGTTGTCGTCCAGAATCGACAGTTTGCCGTTCTTGTTCGAGGCGACATAATCACCGCCGTTGGCTCCCTGCATGGCAAACAGACAGCTCACGTCCACGCCGACACTGCGGAGTGCCTCGATGCGTTCGTGCGCCGTCTTGGGCAGTTGTGCCTGTTTGATTGATGCCGCAGGGTTTTCTGCGATGGTAACTTTTTTGCCTGCGATGGCAAGTTCCGTCCCGCATGTCGGGCACGTAACATTCGTCTCTTGTTTTTTCTTCATGATTAAATAGTTGATTGATTATTATTCGGCTCTACCCATTGTCTGAGTATTACCAGGTCCTTGTCTTCTTTGCTCTGCCAGAACCACCGGCCGAACTTCTCGGGATTCCATTTGAAGCCGCCGAGCAGTTGGCTGAGGATGAATAGTTCCAGCTCGATTTGTGATTTGTCGCGCCGCTCTCCATAGAGCATGTCGTCATCACTCAATTCTCTTTCCGGTAATGCCATGAAATAGCGGCGCGATGTACTCTCGCTGCGTTCCGACGGAATCGAGTGCTTGTAACGACGGTACAGCTCTTCCACTTTCGAGAAGAACTCCTCTTCACTGCAATGCGGCACTCCGAGAACGCCTTCATATGAGCTGTTCCGGATGACGTACTTGCCGTCCACTTTGAGGCTCCGCATTTGGAAATCAACCTTGAAACGCGCCCCGTTTTCTACGGCACTGACTGTTTCCTGATAGATATTGTCCATAGCTTCTACGAATTGGTTATGTCCGTTCTCCTGAAGGCGGGAATGCTCAGCTTCAGGTTGTCGTTAATCAGGAATTTCCTGTCGCACTCGCAAATGATGTGGGTGTCCGTTACCCGCTTGATTCTCCGTGTAACTTCATCGTGGGAGGTATATGGCCGCCCGTCCTTGGTTCCGTTATCTATATCTCCCGATATATGATACCAGTTTCCGATTTCAATGTCTTTTACGTTCATTTTTTATCTGGTTAAATTGTTTGTCATTAAATGCACTCGAATCGCTGACGCATGGCTTTATAGCTCTGATAAATACAGTAGGTCCTGGATCCAGAACCAGGTAATCGCCTGGTCAGGATCCAGGTAGAATACTGTATGTTAAATTCGATTCCTCGTGCAAAATCGAGCTGCGTTGCCCGTAAGTCTCAATCAGGCCGGCACATTGCTTTATCAGTTCGATATGAGCAGCTATTCAGCTACGGACCTTGTCCACAGGCATCTAATCAGATGCCTTGGACTACGGTCCTTGATGTTATTAGCTGCACCATTAAACTCCTGACCTTGACCTTTTCACTTTGTGCTAAGTTTTGCCGTTCTTAGGATTGCGGCACGTTGCTCTAATAGGTCGATGTGCGCCGCGATTTGAAGTCCGGGCAGCGACGTCGTGTTCCTGATAGTGAATAACGACGTCATTGCCGGGACTTCATTGCTTGCGGCACGCTGATTCTTGTCCCCTGAACCGCAGTTTTCCGTGCTGAAAAAATCTCATTCGGACGGTACATTCCTTTATTTTCCTGATGTTCGCTGCTCTGTTCTGCTGGCCTGGGATTCTCCTCCATCCACTCGGATGGAGGGAAGCTCTGGCCGCAAGTTCAAGAGCTGCACAACTGAAATTCCGATCTCGACTTTTGTAGCTGTGTACTCAGCTTCTCATGATTCTCTGAATATCGGCACATTGCTTTATTGTTTTGATGTACGCCAGTTTCGGAAGCCGGATGGTCGCCGTCGTATGACGTTAGGGATACGACGGCGCCGGACGGGCTGTATCGAAACTCGGCATGTTGAATCATATTCCTTGAATCACCGCGCTTTCGTGCTAAAGGGGAAGTTCTCATAATGACAGACACATTTCTTTACTTGCATGATGTTGCCCGCGAGAGCCCAGCTCTTGAGGAGTCTGAAGGTGATGGTCCGATCACCTTCAAGACTCTCGATAGAGCTGGGTTACACGCGGGAATCTCAAATCCATTCCTCGAACTTCTGCTGATGTGTTTCAGTTCATCGGATGTCAGGCAGGCGACACATTTCTTTACGACTTCGATATATTACAGGAGGAACCAGAACTCACCGATCCTCGCCGGTTGTTAGACCGGCGAAGATCTATGCGTTCTGGTCTGCCATCCTGTAACATTGAATTTTGCCTCTTCATCCATTTACCGTGTGTTCGGTATATCCTATAATGATGCTACCAGCGTGTTGTACACAGCCCGACTTGTCAGCAGGGCATTCCTCATGCAACCAATCGTCAGATAGCCGGGGATGTTGCCTCCGGTTTTGGAACGGTTCGCTTTCACATTACGCCCACGCCCCCGGACAATACATCCGTCAGACTTGTTTCTGACATATCCCAGACCTCCGACTTTGCGTTTACCGGTTGCGACTGCCCGCAAACAATCCATGGCAAACATATTCAGTTCGTCAAGGTCTTTCCGCACGTTACATACGGGAAGAATCTGTGTCGCCCAACTGAACTCGCCGTTGCCCTTGTACAAATAGCGGTTCACGGAATTGACTGCCTTTGTCAGCGTCGTATTCCGGTTGCGAATCGTTCGTCGTTCGATTTCCTTTTGGAAGGTTTTGATACGGCTGGACGAGAGAGAAATCATTTTGCCCTTAATGCTGAACCCGAGGAATTTGAACCAGTGGTCAGCGGTCAAATATTCCACCTTTTTCGGATTGAGCTGCATGGATTTCTCAGACAGTCGCTTCCGGAGCAATTTCATCGCCTTTTCGTAGTCGGCGCCGATGAAAAGCATATCGTCAGAATAGCGTACATAGTAGCCATTCATCTGCGAGAGTTCTTCATCGAGGTCATACAGGAGCACATCTGCCAGCCAGCTTGCGACGGCACACCCTTGTTTGAGCGATTGGTATTTCCTTTTGAGGCAGTTATCCTCGTCGAAATACAGGTCGGAATGATAGTATTTCCGCAGCACGTCGATTAAAGCGGAATGGCCGTACTTGGCTTCTACCTTATCGAATGCCTCATCGATGAATTGAATCGGTACGCTGTCGAAATATTTGGAGAGGTCGGATTTCCAGCCCAAAACTCCGTTCTTTGCAGCGTTCACGATCTGATGACTGACCTCGGTAACCACTCGGCCGCAACCTATTCCTGTCTGGTAGGACTTGCAGGTCTCGTGGAGCATTTCAGGCATCAAGTCAAACAGGAGGTCGTTGGCGATACTGAGTATCACACGGTCCATCGGCTCGTTTACATACACTGTGCGGAACTCGCCGTTGTCTTTGGGGATTTGAGCCGTATGGGGCGGAGAGATTTCATACTTTCCCAGCATCATGGCTTCAGCCATTGCCAGCCGGGTATGTTCGTCGGTCAGCCGGATGAGCTGGTCTTTCCGGATGTCTTTGCCCACACCTTTCTCGATTGCTTTCGTCCATCGCTCGATGTCGAAAAACATTTGCAGAATCTTTTCTGCCATATTATTACTCATTTTATTTGTTCCTCCTTGCATACGAGTACATCCCCGACAATGTAGTCGGACAAGCTCGGATGATTCTCTTTGAAAATGCGTGTAGCCGTTGGGTTGTGTTTAAGACCATGCACCTTTCCTTCCTCATTCACGACCATGATTTCCGTGTCATTCAGAAACACGAGTTCGATGTCTCCTCCGACTATTGCCTGCATTTCCTCCAGCTTAAAGTCGGTTCCATTGGCAGGTTGCACCGGTTGGCGCGTCCCATCGGTTTTAATAATTTCAGCCATTTATTTCTTATGTGTAAAAGTTATTATTGTCTGACCGTCATAGCCGCATTGCACTTTCAGCCCGAAAGCCTCGGCATCGGAACTGATGCAGCAGATGTCCCAGACGTTCAGTTTGCCTGCACAGGTTATGACGGTATTGTTTTCCGAGATATGCGGTGATTTGCCTTTCAATGCAGCACCGCCGGATATTCCGCGCAGGATGATTCCGCGCTGATGTGTTGTAAGTTCTTTCGTTTCCATAGGCAAATCGGAATTTGTTAAAGAATAGATGCTATCCGAATGTTCCGGCGGAATTCGGGCATATTTTTTTGTCGGTACACGTTCAATTATCGCATACCGGTCATCGGGTTCAGAACCCGAAACAAGGGGCGCACGGTGCCGTCAACACACGGATTCCGACCCAGACGAGCACGAGCAAGCCTGCGACGAATACCGTATTCAGAATGGCATCCTGCCGTTTGCGGGCAAAGGCGATTATCTTTTTCATGACTTTGATTATTTCGATTATACATTTTGCAATCGGGCACAAAAAAGGCACGAGTTCTCGCCCGTGCCTGCACCGATTATTTCTCACTACATTAAGCTGCCGGCGTCGGGGTCGGCGTCAGTTGCGGCATTTTGATGATACGGCAGCCCTCACCAATGAGCACACGATATACTCGGACGAGGTTGCGCCCGCGAAAACTGCTAACTGTTACACTTTGCACACCGGCTTCGCCCAGTCGTTTCAGCATGGGTTTGGCAGCTTTGAGATGTTTGAAGCAGCCGTAACTCTCGGTTCCGGCATTGTTATATACGTCTATCATATTTTTACTGCATTAGTTTTTTTAGGAATTTCCAAGCCTGCGGGCTATACCTCCGGCACACGAAATTTTCCAGAGGTTCTGTGCGTTCATAGCCGCAATTCAGGCATAAATACCGCACGAATTTGTGCGTGATGAAGTACAGCATCCCCGTTTCATGGCTTTTGCAGCGGTCGAAATACGGGGAGATGCCGAGCGCAAAGTGGGCAGAAAAATTTTCCGCCACTTCATTGAAAGCGATGAGTTTGTACATGACCGGATACGAAAAGGACAGCGCACATTTTCTGCACGCTGTCCGGCTCTGATTATATCGGGTTCGTTATGCCGTTACGCTGCAATCGCTACGGTTTCAGCTCCGTTTCTCGGTTTTCTGCCACGTCTGCGGGCAGGTTGTTCCGCCACCGTTTCGGCAACGGTTACGGGTGCCGCACTTTCGGCGGTAGCTTGTTCGGCAGACTGTTCGGTCTGCACCTCTTCGGGCTGTGCGGCGTCTTTGGGCAGTTCCACACGGAAATTCAGTGCCTCCATGAGTGCTTTGGTGGCATTGTGGATGTACTTTTTGCGGTCACGTGCCGAGCGTTCCAAGTCCTTTTTGGTCGGCATTAACCCGATTCGTGCCCATACGCTTGCGTCGAGGTCGAAAACTTTGACCGTAACGCCTGCGGAGGTGCGGATGATGAGCCGGTGCGGAGTTCCTGCACGGAGTTTCGAGCGGATACCGTCGTTCGATTCGCGGAGCAGCGATTCTTTGGTCTTCACTTCCCAGAACGTAGTCACCACGTTGCGCAGCACGCGGAACATTTCGTCCTGCGTTTTCACGGTCGCTTCGTAATCGGCACCGAAAAAGTGCATAGCCGTGTTCTTGCCGTCCTTGCCGGCATACTCGAAAATCACACCTGCGGCATTAACTGCCATGTTTGCAAACTGTTCTGCATTTAACTTACTGATTGCCATAATGATAAATTTTTGTGAATTTCTATGCAATAGTGCATATTGAGGGCACTGCGGAATCGAACCACACGTTCTACGGATGGCAAAACGGCACGACCTGTGCGTGCCCAAAAATCGCACGCTACCTTTCACCCGATAGCGTGCAGATTTCATCTCAATTTGCACCTCACTAAAACGTGCCCTATACTCGCTATTTCGGAAAAAAGCCCTATATTTGCATTGTTCACACACAAAAGCAGTTTTCCGCTGTCATGGCAAGCCCGACATACTCCAATTTCCGACGGGTGCTTCTTTGGCACGTCCCCCGTCTTTTCCAACGGGGCAGCTAACATTCGGGCGGTTGGCGGCTGGTGATTGTGGGCATAATCTCGGCAATGCCCTTTTCTCAAGCTCCGTGCGGATTGTTTTTACCGCATAGCGATTTTTATCTCCGGCTGCGCAAGGGCAGACTTATGGCATTATTTTATCGCCTCCCTTTTCCATACGACTCTCGCCCTCCCAAAATCACGGGCTTTGCGTATGCGGACAAAATACACGTATTTTGACCGTTCCGACTTGCTACATTGGTTTGTAGTCCTGCGCGGTGTGGTTGTTTGACACCCTCTTTAATCGCTCCAAAGCGAACAGGCGAATTTTCGTTTGTCCGAGCCACGAAAACAGGTTTCCCACAAAAAAGGCTCTTTGTTTCTCGCTGTTGCGGTTTTCGCTGTCTGTTTCTTATTTACTGACTTTTTTTTGTTTTTACTATTTACAGACTTTCGGCGTGTGTGCCGTTTTTGAAAGTCTGTATATTTTTTGTTTCTGTTTTCCCCGTCTGTTTGTCGGGGCTGTTTCCCTTTCGGGTTCAATTCAACTCTAAAACAAATTTTTCAAACCGCAAAATTTTTTTTCGTCCGATTGAGAAAAACGGCTCTAAAATGAGAGTGAACGCCCGCGCGCGATGGCTATTTTTATTCGATTGAAAATCAATACATTACAAGAAAGTGGAATTTTTTTTTCAAAAAAATATAGGGTTCAACGTTCAAAAATGGACTGAAAGAAAAACTATATATATTGATAGTCAATTATTTGTTAGTTGATAACCGTCTAAAAACAAGGGCGAAAAAAAATTTTGCTTTCAATCCGAAAGAAACAAAGGTCTATTTATAGACTTTTAGTTTCACTTTTCTACAAAGTGAAGGAGTTAAGACACTGAATAACAATACACTAATAATTTTTGAAAAGAACGGGGTGGGTACTACCCCCAGTGCGGATTCGATACGCGCCCTACGGCCTGATTTTCAAGTCCCGTTTTTGGCTCTGACTTTTTTGTTCAAAGTTTGGCACAGTTTCGGGGGATTATTCGTTCAAAACAGAACAGGATTTGTAGCGGGAGAAGCCGTCCGGTCATAGACAGACTTTGCAAGAATCCATTTACCCGCCGGCTTTGCATTATCGGATCCTCTTGACGATTGTCATTTCATATTATGGCAGACACGGTTATGCGGAGAATCTTGTTTATTAAAACATTCCAAAATGGGGCATTAAAGCAGACGGTCGCATATACAGTCTTGCATAGAAATTTGTGCGCTAATGAATTATCGAATTTTTTGTCGAAACTTTTATTAGGTTTCCCTAAAAAGAAAATTGATAATTTAAGCCCGCATTTCCCCGATAATCTTTATCTTTGCCTAAAGTAAACCTGTATATAATTTATAGATGCAAATACCGGATGAGTAAAAGCAAGTCGGCAATCCATGATTTCTTCCGATGTTACAGACCGAAGAATGAGACACATGAACTGGCCATAGCGCAGTTTTGTGCCCAGCGACGCTTTGTCGTCTCTATCGACGCGACACCCGACAAACGGTTGCCTGTAACATACGAAGAGTTCCGACAATGGTTCGAGACGGATACGCCCCGACGCGGTGATGTCGTGAACCTTGTGGGGCAAGGGATTTCAGGGATTGTCGAAACAGTGGGCGTAAATCAATCCGTGTGCCTGTACGTCTCGATCAGAGGTGATGAACTGGACGTTGCTTCCGGATGTTTCGACTATACCTCGTTGGAAATCGCCGACAAGGAGACGGTTCTCCGCCTGCAACGGGCTCTTTACAGGGAAGGGCTGGTCTGGAACCGGTGGCGCAACAGACTCAGACCGCGCGAAACACCCAAAGAGAATGTCCAGTACCAAATCAGCGTATTGGGTCAGAAAATCGGTTACGGTGTGTTTCGGGAAATCGATGCCAAGGGACGGATTGTCATGTACTGTATGAAACTGGAAGACGGTCCGGTGCGTTATTCGCTGCGGGAGGTTGTCGGCCCGGCAGAAGATTACCAGTTGGAGCCTATCAACGTGGGACAGCGTGAGGAACTGGCGAAAGAGCTGGAAAAGGCCGGTGTCCTTTGGAACGGGTTTTACAAGCGGATCGAGCCGGTCAATTATCTGGCTCCGGCAGGAAAAGGCTACTACTACCTGGACGAGTTCTGGGAGGTATGCAGGACTATCGAGCAAGGCAAGACCAAAGGTGCGAAGTATTTCAATAACGGGAACTATTCCCGGTATCGGGAACCGATGGAGGAACTCCGGAGGTATCTTTTGAACGAACTGGGTGTCGGTCCTGTTTCCCGTTCTGAAGAGAGCGTGTATTATTACCTGAAAGAGTTCTGGAAGGTTTGTAGGACAACGGATAAGGGACGACGGAGAGATATAAAGCGGGCCAGATCCGGTAATTATTCCACGGATGAAGCGAGTATAAGAGAACTTGCCTTACAGTTACAGGAGAAACGGAAGGAACAACTGTCCCGTTATCCGTTAAAGGGATAAATTGAATTATATAACAATGATTGATAAAATTCTTGACTTCATAAAATCTTTGTTTTCAATCTATTGGAAAACAAGACCATTTAGGGCTTTCATAACACTGGACACATTAGTTTTGGTTGGGTTCAGTGCTCTCAAAATAACATATAATGTTACTTCCGGAAAACATTCATGGGGGATTGAGGTGACGCAAGGTGAATATAACTGGATTATAGTCATAATTTTAGCTATCATAAATATTCCTTTTGCTATTTGGTTGATAAATGATTTACTAAAAGCAAAGTTAGAATTATTACAAAAAGTTCAATATAAGGTAGAAGTCGGATATTTTTTCGAGGGAAATGTAGAGATGTTATCTCCTACATTTGAAGAAAAAAGAATTTCATACAAATTAAAGGAGCAACCAAAATCATTGGCAAACAACCCTTTATTAGGGATGTCGCCATTTCAAATTGCTATTGCAGATTTCCAAAATATTAACCGCAATGTAGTTCAAGCCACTTCTGTTCAAATAGTTCGAGGCGAGATAAATAAAAGTTTCTATCCTATTCAGTTTTATTTGGAAAATATCGGAATACCTTCGTTAAAATGTTTTGAAATAACATTTTACTTCGGAAATGACGTAACTGAAATCCGAAGCAATAATAAGAAGATGAATAGTGTGTTTGGAGTTGAAATTCCCCATCCATCATCAACCTACATCGATGAGGAAGAAAAAAACGTACTTTTGAAAGGCAGAGACTTGCTGGTAGGTAGTAATAATATTGCGACTAAACCAATATTTGTAAAACCTGTTTATCCAACGGAGAAAATAACGGTACATTGGAAACTATTGGCGGATGAGTTTAATCAAACTGGAAGTTTTGACGTACCAGTATCTTACGATATTAGAGAAAAACATGAGAATCGCTATGTAGATACTCCAGACGAATTGCAAAATGACATAGAAACCATTTGTGATTATATTGAATCAATTACTTGAAATTCAAGAGATAGATTTAAGTTGCCGAGAAATAACTCTTTTGGATTTCTGTATCGGTATTCTCTATCTTCTTCTAAAGAAGAAGCAAGGTGGAGGGTATAAATAAAGCACTTCCGCTACGCTCCAGTGTTTATTTATACCCTTTAATGCTCACCCCTAAAGGGGTTCGCTATGTTTTTCTTTCAGTAGATAAAAAGAAAAGTAAGATAGTAGTATAGTATATATAATATATTACTGCATCTTACTTTTCTGTATTTATAGAACCGGAAATAGTTATCGGTCAGCCTCCATCGAGTCTTTTTCTATGCCTGTAGGTTTGCTCGAACTTCTCCCTGAAAGCCTTTACCTGCTCCTTGGGTAGGTAGCGGCGCACCTCGCCGCAGAGCCGGTCGTACTCCTCCAGAGGAAGCGTGTCGAGGTCTGCCATTTCAATCTCCACGTCCGGATGTAACCGCCGGAAATAGAATCCCGCCGCCTGCGCATATTCGCCTTTGCAGGCCCGGCTAACCGTCTTGACGGATGTTCCGGTGATTTCGGCGCACGACTGCATCGACTTGAAGATGGCAACCAGTATGCGCGTGTGTCCGAACAGTAGCACCTGTTTCGGATGCCGGAATGTACTGTTGCTTTTCCCTTTGTGTTTCATACGGCTTTCATTTTACGATGCGTTGCAGAATGCGGGCGATGAAAGAAATGTTTTCCGTGTTGATCCATTCTTTGGCTACGTTCCACGTCAGCGATTTCTCGAAATTGAGGTTCTCTTCCGTAAGGACATGATACGACAAGCAACCCTCCGTCGGTTTGAGCCCTTGGCCATGCAGTTCGCACAGCCCGTTTTTCCAGAATATGCAGCCGTGCTCCGTCTGATGCGCCTGCACCATCAGTATCGGGAACGGGATGGCTCCGACCAGCATACCGACAGCCCAAAATGTAATCCGCAATCTTTCTTCGTATCCGGCCTCTATCAGCCGCCAGATGTCCTCCGGCGTGCCCAGACAGGGCGTCAGGCATTGTCTCCGGCAACGGGGACAGTCGCAACTCACGGGATAGCGTCCCGTGGCTCTTGAAATCTTGTCGATCAGTTCCTTGCTCATTCTATTACCTCCGTTTCTTTTCCGGCATTGCCGTTGTTCCACAATTCGATGATTTTCTCCCGTCCGAGCAGTGTCCACCGTTTCCGGGTACCGAACGCCCATCGTTTTTGCGTTTTGGGATTCGTCCAATAGTACGGCACGTCGATTTGCCACTCCCGGTATTCCGGCAGGACGGCCCATTGCTTTTTCACGAACCGGCAAATGCCGCTATCTTCCAGAAATTTACTCATGCGGCTGGCAGAGATGCCGATTTCACGGGCGAGTTGCGTGGGTGTAAAATAGTCCGCGCCTTCCGTCAGGTGGCTGTACGGATTTTCCACCCGGCGGCGTCCTGACGGTAGTTCAGGGCGTTTAGGCGGCTCCCTGTTCCATAGTTCGAGAATCTGGTCACGGCCGATTTTGCTCCACCGCTTCCGTGTCCCGGCGGCATGGCACTTGCCGGTGCGCAGGTTGTTCCAGTAATACGGCATGTCTATTTGCCAGCTCCGGTATGGCATGAACGCCACCCACTGATTTTTAGAGAATTTGCAGATGCCTTTCTCCGCGAGGAACTGGTGCAACTGCCGGGGCGTCGTGTTCAGTTCCTGCGCAAGCCATGTCGTCGAGTAGAAATCCCGTCCCTCTATCAGGTTATCGTAAAACTCCACCTTGTAGGAATCGGCGTCGATTCGTTCCTGTTGCAGGTGTATTTCGTGGCGTTGGGCGACAATCAACTGCTGAGCCTCGTCGAGGCTTTGCGGCACGGGAAGGTTTTCGGTAGTGCCCATACCGCTTTCGGACCGTGATTCCAGCGTGGCATACCCCCGTGTCATCAGTTCGTTGATTTTCGTGTTGCACCATTGCGAGAACTCCGGCGACAACTGGCGGGCGAACTCCATCGCCAGCTCTTCATCAATCCACGTGGCTCCGTTGTTACGGCCGCGCGTGGTGAAAATCTGACTGTCGAGACTTTCCGAGATGCCCTTCTCAACCAGATGCTGGCGATAGCGGACAAAATCCGCCTTGCGCAGTATCTCTGCCGGCAACACGCCGAAGCTGCGGGCCATCTGTGTGGCGTTTATCATCATCTTGTTGTTCGCGGCACGGAAAGAAATCGGATGGTCTTGATAACTGAACACCACATCTTCCTGCTGCGCGGGTTGCGTCGCTCTGGCAGACTGTATGGCCGCGTCTTCGAGCAGTTCGTTCAGCCACGTCTCCACTGCGGCGCACTTCTTTGCCGCGATGGAGTTTTCGCGCCGCATAGGCCGGATCAGCTTATAGACGTCGTAAGGGCTGATGGCCCACATCTCGCGTCCTTTCTTGCGGAACGGAATCTGAATACTGGAGGGCAACTGGCGGATAGCCGCCTTGTCGGTCAGCATCTCCTCGCGCCCCAATACTTTGCAGAGGTCATGCAGGTTCACCCATGCCAAGGTTTTGTCATCGTTGAACAGCACCCTGACCGGGTACTCTTCACATAGTATCGCATTGCTTTTCATCTTGTATTATTTTTCATTCTTTTTCTCTTCTAAATCACGTTGTTTACAGAACTTCCGGAACTCCTTGCGCCGCTGGTCATACGCCTGACGCTTGTGGGCCATCTCACGCACCGTGAAATAGCGGCGCTCCACACCGCATAGGCGGTCGTACTCCTGCAATGTCAGGTTGTCGAGGTCCGACAGGTCGATTTGCACATCGGGGTGCGCGTGTCGGAAATAGAAGCCTCCGGTGGCTACATACTTCCCGGTGCAGGAGAACGATATGCTTTGGAGGTTGATGCCTGAAAAATCCGCCGCGCTGTGCAGCGAGCGCACCACGGCGATGAGTACATACGCGCCGTTGAAGACCAGCAACTGCTTCGAGGGTAAAAAAGGGCCTTTCATTTTCATTGCTCATGAGGGTTTGAGGTGGGATTCAGTTCTTCTGCGGTAAACCGCTGCTGCGCCTGCATGAGGATGTAGGAGTCGGAACACACGATGCCGACCAGCATCATCTGAGACATGCTTTCCAGCAGGTACACGCCGAATACGGGGTCGGCACAGCAGAGGAACGGCAAGGCAAAGGATTCTTCCGCCAGAAAGTGTCCCGACGCGGCATCCACGGCAAGGCGTTCGTCCGGCTGTATGCCGTACATCTTACCCAAATGCTCTATCCAAAGGGCGAACCCTTCGGTGAATTCAGTAATCTTCTCTTCCGGTTCCAGTTTCATGGATTGCAGGAAATGTGTCATGTCAAAATAAGTTCGGGCGTCGGTAACGGTAAACAGCAAATCCGGAAACTCGCCGAACCGAAGTCTGAACCCTTGATGATTTTCTATTGCTTTCATTTTCTCAAAATATTGAATTTTGAAGGAAAATATATACTTTTCGGCTCGATTTTGGCTATAAATTTGCCGATAAATTTTCTTGTTAGTAATTTATTTATAGCGATTTACAAACAACAAAACAGCGCAAAAACAAGCAAAAAAACTATAAGTATTCATCCGCCTATTTTGTATGGTAAACCGAACATATTGGAGGTAATTTGTTCGTATGGTCGGAAGGGTGCGGATAACCCATTTTTTCGGGTTCGAACTATTCTTTTTGAAACCCGAAAAAATGCAGGAAGAAGGTACTTTTAACCACGAGTTGCTCGAAAGCATATTCCACACGTCAAAAAAAACAATTCAGGAATACGTACGGGAAATCGAACGGCACAACCGCTACCGCTCGGTGCGCTCGAACATGCTGCTGGGAACCATCCTCGACGACCGGGCGCGTCTGATCGACCTGTACGATGCGTGTCTGCAACAGGATGCGCACATCCGTGCGGTCATCGAGACGCTCGAAAGCCAGATACTCGGTGACCGCTATATGCTCGCCCGTCTGAACGACAAGGGCAAATACGTCAAGGATGTGAAAGAGAGCCAGAAGATACAGGGCTCGCAATTCGATAAAATCATCCGTGGCATCATCGAAGCCAAACTCTACGGTTATACGCTTTTGGAAATCATGCCGGACATCGACCCCGATACGGGTCGCCTGAAAGAAGTGAACAGCATCGAGCGTCGCAACGTCCTGCCCGAACAGGGCATCGTCGTCAAGCGGCAGGGGTTGTGGCTGCCGCACTGGGACATCCGCTCGGCCGCCTACCGGAAGCGTTATGTGCTCATCAAGACGGGAGATATTTGGGACTCTTCTCGGCCACGACGCCACTTATCCTCGCCAAAAAGTTTACGATTGCGAACTACTTGAATTTCAGCCATTCATACGGTCAGCCGATTATTCACGGAAAGACCGTCAGCGAAAACAACATGGATCGCAAGCGTCTGGCGCAAGACATCTCCAATGCAGCTCAAAATAAAATCATCGTAACGGGATTGGAGGACGAAGTGGACATCAAGACCTTCACCATGTCAAACAGCGAGAAGATATATACCGGACTAATTCAGTTCGCCAACAAGGAGGTCTCGAACCTCATTCTCGGCTCCGAATCGATGGCCGGAGGCATGCAGTCGTATGTCGGCTCCACCAAGGCGCATCAGGACATCTTCCGCGACCGCATCGAGGTGTACCGCCGCTACATCGAGAACGTGATGAACGAGCAGATTGTCCCCCGTCTTGTGGCGATGGGCTATATCCCTGCCGGGTTGGAATTCAAGTATTCCAACCGCATCGACATGAATAACGAAGACCGCATCAAGCTCTACTCGCTCATCACGGACAAGTACGAGGTGGCGGCGGACGAAATCGAGAAAGAGTTCGGCATCATCGTAGGCAAGCAGCTCAACGTGATACCCGGCATGGGCTGCGGAGGCGGTGCTGTGCCCGGCGGTAGCTCGTCGGACCGTGGCATCATGTCGGACGAGGAATACTACAAACGTTACGGTCATCCCCGAGGCGTGAAACAAACCGACACCAACCCGTAGCCATGAGAATCACCCTTGAACAATTCTGCGAGCAGTGGGCTCCGAAAGGCAACGGCCGTTATCTGCCCAACAAGATGGAGTTCAACACCCACGACTTCGTGACAATGGCCGGCGAATACTCCAAGAGCCGTTTCCGCACCAGCTTTGCCGAAGGCGGATTGTATGGCAGCGGCAAGCTGTGGCCGGAGCGTAAATCCCGCTGGGGACGCCGTTTCACGCATCCCGTAATGAACGATACCGGTAATTTGTCCCGCTCTATTTTCGGGGAGGCGGAGCGCATGGACCGCACCAACCTTACCCAGCGTGCGTATGGCGAACGGAAAAAGATTTTCCGCCGTGGGGCTCGTTATGCCATCTGGACCAAGGCAAGCAATTATCACCAGCATGGGAAGCGCGGCGCTTCCCAAAGTTACGCAGCCGTGCACAACACCGACCCGGCTTTGGGGCTCTATACCGTCAATCAGTACAGCCGTCGGCGACCCGAGCACCGGCAGTTTATCGGCATTAGCCCGAAACTGAACCATACCGTCAATCAACTGTTTATCCCCATCTTGTTCCGGGGATTTCCCTTTCCGAACCCATGATCAGAGACAAGAAACCACATAATCCACCCGTAAACGGTTCCGCTCCGGAAGCGGAACGACCTGCGGTCGCCGTGCCGGAATCGGTCTCGGAGAATCCGTTCGTGAACATGTATCAGGCCGTCCGGCGGGCCATCCTCACGCTCAGGGAGAATCCGGAGGACCCGCAAAGTCCATCGTTCTTCAGAACAATCATGATTGACACGGGACAGTTTTCCCGTATCGTGCGCAGCGAGAACCTGGAAATGGAAATCGCCTTCCCGGCCATCTTCATCCGCTTCGTGAACGTGCGCTACCTCGTGCAGCAGCAACGTATCGGCGAGGGCCGCGCCACCATGCGCATCCGCTTCATCCTCAATACGCTCAACCATACCGACCCGGAACGGGAATGCGACCCGTTCATCGTTTTCCAACGGTTGAACGTCGCCATTCAGGATGCCAAAAGCCATGAACCGGCACTCACGGAACGCTGCAACCTCCTTTACTTCGACATGCCTGTTACCACCAATATGTTGCAGGCGTACTGGGTGGATTACGAGGTCTGGTTCCGGGAATCGTCAGCATGGAAGTACCGCAACTGGGTCGAGCGCTACTTGGTCATGCCGCCTTTCACGCAACATGCCGATGCGCCGCAGCACGACACGGCGGGACACGGGCACCATGCCGAACCGGTTTACGAAAAGGTTACGGGATTCCAGCCCTCGGTCGATGTGCCGGACCTGCCGGAGGAGGATGAAAAAGAACCCGAAGAGGAAAAGCCTGCCGGGGATGTTCCGGATGGCTCCGGAGACGGATTATAAACCATTTTATGCGAGCGAAGCTATTCTTACCCAAAGGAAAAGATGAACACGGAAACTTTTGAACATATCGTCTGTCAGTCGGGCGCAGGGCGTCCGGCCTCCATCCGCTTCTTCGGCCGCATTACGGAAGAGAGCGCGGGGCGTTTCAGCGAGGCGTTCGACTTTTTGGAGAACATCGTGCGTCCGTCCCTCATCCGGGTGCTCATCAACTCGGAGGGCGGTTCGGTGCTGCACGGCATGACGGTCTATGCCGCCATCCAGAACGCCTCGGTGCCTACCGAATGCGTCATCGAAGGCATGGCCGCTTCGATGGGCTCCGTTATCTGGGCTGCCGGGGACAAGTCGTTCATGCGGGATTACGGGATACTGATGATTCACAATCCGTTCCTTCCCGACGAAAACGATGGGGAACCGTCCGAGCTGGTCAAAGCCTTCACGGCACAAATCGAGACCATCTACCGCAAACGGTTCGGGTTAAGCCACGAGAAAGTCCGGGCCATCATGGACGGCGCTGCCGGGCAGGACGGGACATTCTTCGATGCGGCGGCAGCCGTGAAAGCGGGCATCATTCCCGAAAGCCATGTACTGAGGACCAGCAAGCAGCTCCGGGACAAGGTGCGTGCCGACCTGTCGGGCATCACGGATGCGGCGGCCATACAGGCAGTCATGAACCGCATCACACCGCCCGAGGATGAAAATCACCCGTCGGGCGAGAAAACCACTATTCTTAATACGAAACTTAATCAGAGACCCATGAACGAAGAGAAAACATTATCCCCGGAATACAGCGCAGTGATCGCCTCGCTCGGCATGCAGGAGAAGAACGAGGTCAAGGACGTGCTCTCCCGCATCTCGGAGCTGACCGGTGTGGAAGCCCGGCTGGCCGAGGCGAACAAAGCACTGAGCGATGCCAAGACCGTCATCGCGGGTAAGGACGCCGCCATCGGCAATCTCCAGAAAGACCTCGACAGCGTAACCGCCCGGTTGCAGGTCTATGAGCAGAAAGAGGCCGACGCCAAGGCAAGCGCCATTGAGAACTTCTTGCAGAAAGCCGTGGACGAAGGCAAGATAGAGGCGGACGCGGTGCCCGGCTGGAAAGAGATGGCCGCCACGAACTTCCAGTTGGTGCAGGACACCATCGGTTCGATTCCCGCCCGCGAGAAAATCAGCGAGCAGATTGCCACCGACCCCGACAACGCCAAAGCGGCAGCCGATGCCTTGAAGAGTGCCGGACAGAAAATCGCCGAGCAGGTCGAAGCCGTCGTAGGCAAAGACTTCCAGTTCAAGAAACTGCAATAACCCCGTCCGGTGGGAGACGTACCATCCCGCCACCTTGATACACATAAACTGATTTGCCGGAAGTGGTTTACCGCTTTGAGTCGATGCTCCCTGTTCGCGGCCGAGATTCTAACCCAGAAAATCACTAACACAATGGCAGATACAGTAACTTTCTTACAGAACGGCTATGCCGGAGAGGTATTGGAGGACCTGCTCACCTACACGGCGCAGGGCAACGACACCTACCGTGAGGGGCTGATACACATCAAGTCCGGCATCCAGCACAAGTACACCTTGCCGGCCATCCGGTTGGGAGACATCATTCAGGACAACGTGCCCACGCCCCAGAGCTCGCACGGAGCCAAAGGCGAAAACGGCGAGAACGAATACCAGTTCACGGAACGCCATCTCGAACCCGCCGAGTTCATGGTTTACCTCGAATTCAATCCGCGCGACTTCGAGGCGTACTGGAAATTCGCGCAGCCGACGGGCAACCTCGTCTTCCGCGAGCTCGACCCCAAGTTGCAGGCCACGATGCTGCGCCTTCTGATGGACAAGAAAAACGAGTTCATCGGCAATGCCATCTGGACCTCGGCCAAGGGCGGTGCGGCCGCCGCAGGCATCACGGCTCCCGCCGGTGCCGTGCAGATCGGAGCCGGCAAGGAGAAATACTTCGACGGGGTCGTCAAGCGCATCATCGACAACGTGAACGCCACCGATGCCCAGACCGTCGCAGGCGGCCAGTGCATCGTCTCCGGTACGACAGAGCTCAAGGACGGTGCTGCGGTCGAGGCGGCCCTCTACTCGATGTGGAAGAAATGCCCCAAGCAGATCCGCAAGCGGTCGGGCCTGAGCATCGTCATGGGCTGGGAAGCGTGGGACGCCTACGACCAGTATATCACCGACAAGATGGTAAAATACTCCGAGAACAGCGAGGTAAACCGCTACCGTTTCAAGGGTAAGCGCATCATCCCCATCACGGGCGTACCGGAGCACACCATTGTCATGGGCAACTTCACGTCGGGCATGGATTCCAACCTGTGGATGGGTGTCGATTACGCCAACGATGCCGAAGTCCTCAAAGTGGACCGCCTGCAATCCAACTCGGAACTCTTCTTCTTCCAAATGCGAATGAAGATGGACGTGAACATCGTCAAGCCTGCCGAAATCGTCGTCCATACGGCCTACGCCAAAACGGCATAACCCTTTACCGAATCACCGAATAATAACCGTGCGGGGGATGGACACCATGCTCCATCCCCCTTTTTCATACCGAAATATCTATGGCAAAGACTCAAACGACCATTCCCGAAACAGATACAACCCAGCCCGATGCGACGGTAGCCGCACCGTCGGCAGCAACTGTGGAGAAAGATACGGCATCCGAGAAAAACCCGAAGAAAGAACAGGCACCGAAAGCGGCGACCGAGATTCCGGCTGCGGTGTTGGCCATTCTCGGGAAATTTCCCGACTACAAGGAACTCTACATCGATGCCGACGGCAGCATGTACACGCCGCAGACCACTCCGGCCATCCGGGGCAAGGCCATCCTCTACAAGAATCCCTATTACAAATCATAACATGCAGGCGATATGGCTTTAGGTAATGTAATCATCAAGGATGTGGACGGCAATCTGCCGTATGCCGCATCCGCAAGCAACGAGAAAATCACGGGCCTGCTGTTCGACGTATCGGGACAGCCCGACCTTTTTACCGCCGGTTACGGGAAAAGCAACGAGATGAACGTGGCACCGGGCGATGTCATCTGCATCACCAGCCGTAAATCCTCCGTGCAGGACTTCGGCATCCAGGAGCGTGTCGCGTGTGACCCGGACGAGGAGGCCAACGAAAACTTCCTGTTCGGTATTCCGGCCTACCATATCCGCGAGTTCTTTCGCATGGGCGGCAACATCGACGGTCCGGGGCGGCTGTATGTCATGTTCGCGGACTGCTCCCAGAACTGGGACGCATTGGACGTGATGCAGCGCGCGGCGGACGGGCTCATCTCGCAGGTGGGTATCTGGACCGAGCAGCCGCTCTGGAAGCTCAACGGCGAGCAGGAGAAATACAACCTGAACCTCGTCAAGGGCATCAACGACAAGGCGGTGGCACTGGCCGAGCTGAACCAACCCCTGTCGGTGGTGCTGTGCGCCAACCCCGGTAACACGGGCAGCGACACGGAAGAGGCAAAGGTCATTGACCTGAACCGTATCCCGTCGGCCATCTGCGAGTCGTCCCGCACCAGCGTCATCTTCGGGCAGGCGCGGAACGACCAGAACGCGACGATTCAGTCCCGCAACCCGAACCATACGCCGGTGGGATTCCTGGGTGCTGTCATGGGCGCCCTTGCCAAGGCGAGCGTTCACGAGTCCATCGCCTGGGTACGTCAGTTCAACCTCTTTGCCGACGACTTCCAGCAGATTGAGCTCGGGTTCGGAGATCTTACGCTCGATGCCGAGGACGAATTCGTATCGACCAACCTGTACGAATCCCTCTCGCCGGTATTGCTGGACGAACTGGATGACAAGGGATACATTTTTCCCATCAAGTATTCGGGTCGGGAGAATGGCATTTACATCTCCAAAGACCAGACCTGCTCCAACGGGGACTACCGTACCATCGCCCGCAACCGTACCATAAATAAGAGCCGCCGTGCCGTGCGCGAAGCCTTGCTACCGTATCTGCACAGCCCTCTGATGGTGAACCCTGCAACGGGCTTTCTCGCACCCTCGAAGATTACGGCCTTCAAGACCCTGATCGGTGATATATTGGCCAAGATGCAGGCAGCACAGGAGATCAGCGGCTATGCCGTGACCATTGACCCCAACCAGAACGTACTGGTGGACGATACGCTGCGCATCAGCTATGTCATCGTACCTGTCGGTGTGGCCGTGAAAATCTATGTCGAGGAAGGCTTATCACTAACCGCTAAATAGATGTAAACATGGCAATCATAAACAACGTCGCATACTCTTGGTCGATGATTACCTTAGCCAGTACGGCTTTGGGAATCGAGGAAGGCTCCACCGTACTCGAAGGCGTTTCGGGTATCAAATGGAGCAAGAAACGCAAAATCGAGCCCAACTACGGTCTGGGCGGGAAACCGGTCAGCCGGGGTTTCGGAAACATCTCCTACACGGCGAGCATCACGATGGACTATGCCACGCAGCAGACCCTGCGCTCGACCTACGGCAGTCTGATGGACATCGGAGAGTTCGACCTGATCATCTCGTTCGCCAACCCGATGGCCAGCGATGACTGGACGACCACCACCGTCACGTTGAAAGGCTGTATCTTCAGCGAGGACGGCATGGAGAGCCAGCAGGACGATACCAATATTACGCACGAGTTCGACCTCAATCCCTTTGATATTCAGATTGGAGATGGGGATACCATTTAGCTTTCATTCTCTTGCATGGGACCGCTTCTTTTTGAAAAGGGGCGGTTTTGTGTTTGCGATCCGGGGATATTTCGGTATCTTTGCAGCCTTTTGAGTATAACCTATAACGAATGATTATGATACAAGCGACAGAGAAGAACTTTGATGAGCTGCTCTCTATGGAGAAGCCGCTCATGGTCGATTTCGGCGCCGAGTGGTGCGGCCCGTGCAAGGCGTTGGCACCGATGGTTGCGGAGTTAGCGGAGGCCTACAAGGAACAGGCGGTTATCGCTGCGTGTGACGTGGAAGAGAACAACGACATAGCCGTAAGGTATTCCATCCGGAACATACCGACGGTGATTTTCTTCAAGGACGGCAAGGAGGTCGGACGGCAGGTCGGAGCCATTGCCAAATTCGTGCTGGAGGAGAAATTGAAAGCGTTGCTGTAAAAAAGAGAGAATGTCTCCCGATGTCGGCATTCCCTCTTTTCTTTGTTTCTTCACTTCTTCAAGAGTTACTTTTAATTTTCTAACAACTTATTGAATATAGATATAACAGAATTTTTCGCCTCTGTCTTATCACTTAATAAACTTACTAATGAAGGAGCAAAACTAAGCAAGGCACCTGTCAATGCTAATGGCGCAGATATGACTGAAATTGTTCCTAAAATGCTAATAATTCCGCCACCTATTCCGCCACCAATCTCAATAGTTTTTTTTATTTTCTGCTTCGCTTGCTCATTTCTTCTACCTATTGCTTTAACAATCAATGATCTTACAGAATCAATATTATTAGACGCAGATAAAGCTCCTCCATTTGTTAAAATCTGGAGATAATCTCTATAAAAATCCTTTTCTTGAGATATTATGTCATAATATTGAGTGATAGGAGTATTCAGCACAATATTCAATTCTGTTTCATTGATTATTTTTTCTGATAATAATGCTCCTAATATCCCATCGTAAGCATATTTTCCGGAGCTAAGACCTCTTGCATCGGAGAAATCGATATCTTGTTCGATAATTGTTTGGAACCGTTCAGGTGATTCTGCTATCGTATATGGATGTAAATTACAATATTTTGTAATTGATAGCATATTCAAAAGACTTAATAATTCCGGAGTCATATCAGCTCCATTTCTTATGACTTCTGATATAATCTGCTTTGAATCAGAATGCCACATAAAAGGATTGGGAATCATTACGATCCTTCCTTTTTCTGCTAAAGGTAAGAGATTGACTAATGAACTCGCAATGGAACCAATATGAGTTATATTTATCCGTTCAGGAGACAATTTAGATAAAATCCGTTCGTATAAGTAATCAACTAATACAATTCTGTCACCTAACGAAAAACCAACTTTTACAGCTAAGTCCAAATCGTCTACTAAACCAAACAAACCCATCTGGACAAAGGCTTCCTCTCGTGTCCTTAAAATAGAAATCGCACTCTCTGTTTCCTTCCATATTTGATCTAAAGTCTTTTTCAAATTGATAAAGTCTGAATTACAAACCTTGTCAGGATAGAATACAGCTCTATTATCTGTATTGAAATCGATATGAAGATGAGTTTTTATTGCTTGAAGATAATTTATAGTAAAATGATTATCCATATCAGTAAAAGATATAACCGCATTCTTGTTTTACATATTCAAAAATTTTCTCTTTCGCAAAAACTCGTTGGTTCTCTGGTAGTGAAGAAATATATGCCTTAATTTCATCTATTCTACCAAATTTATCAATTTGAGCCTTAATAACACAACCAATAGCTTCTGAATCTTGCCGATTTTTATCATCATGGGATATTGCAAAAGATAAAACAGCATGTAAGACATCAACAGGAATCTTAATAGTACACATTTTTCTAAAATGCGACATATTATCACTCCAAAGAGCACCTATATTGGGTGATAATGACGCAATAATGTGCTTCCAATATGCAATTGGACTAATAGTCCAAAGATACTCTATATAATCGGCAATATAATCCTCCTGAAATCTGCGGTTATTTACTTTAGAAAATATTTCTGAGTCAGTCATATTTTCTACAATCCATTTTGCTTCTTGCAAAGGTAGTTCTTGCAATTCATGATGAAGATTCTCTGTCCAATCAGGCTTCATCAATTCTTGTTTCTTTTCAGATAATTTTTTATTGTCCATATTATTTCGAATTATAAATTTTCCCAATATCCTTGTAGTCGCTCTTTTATTACGGTCATTACTGTTTCAAAGGACAGTTCTTCCGTGTATTTGATTTTTCGCAAGAAACCTTTCCAGAAAGCAATACGTGTCGGACTTTTCACGAACTCTTCCGCAAACAGAATGTGATCCGGCTTGTATCCGGTTTCTCTATTCGAGAAGGTGGCGGTAATAGCCTGTTGCAACATCTCTTCATTCACTTTGTTGCTTTCCAGAATGCGGTACACGTCAAAAAAGTCTTTCATCCGGCTGTTTTCTTCCGCCAGATCAATCATAGCCTGAAATTTCTCCGCCACGACCGTTTCCAATGAATAGGCCATGATATTGACAGCCGGAGTTTCTTTCAGCAATACCGGATAATCCAGTTCTTCGGGTTTCGGCGTAATCACATCTCCGAACCCGATATCCATCGAAATGACTTGGCGGATGGTATCCAGCCGAGCCGTAACATGAAGCCGTATGCCATGATATTCCTTGTTTACCGTTATCTCTTCGGCTGAGATGCTTTCCGTGTCGAATGTCATCCCGTCCTCCGGACAAGACACGGCACATATCTCCTCGAATGCCATTTTTACAAACTCCTTGTCCCTGCTGATTTTATCGCCGAGGAAGTCTATGTCCAAGGTCGGACGTGCCCGGAACTGTTCGAGAGCGTATAGCAACGCGCCTCCTTTCAGAAACAGTTTCTCGCGGAAACGGCTCTGAGACAAGCGATACAACAGGCGTTCCTGAATGTAACGGATTACTATGAGCTGGTAACCCAGCTTTTCCGCTTTGGATATGTTCAGGAGTTTTGCCCTGACGGATTTTCCGTAATTCTTTTCTCCCATATTTTATAACTGTATTTCCAGATATTTTTTTATTGTTGATGCCACACGCATAATTTTGGCGTATTTCATCAGTTTATCGATGTCCCGCGTTTTGCGGCTCAGGTAGTTCTTCAGTATCTCGGAGCTGACATCAATACCGATTTTATTCCGGTGTTTTATGGCGTCACAGACCGATTTTTCGATGTCATAAACAGGAACGGTAATCCCTTCTATGACGGTATGTGTGATTCCGGTTTCATAGGCCACTTCATCCCATCGATATATCGTAATGGGAGGATATTCAGGTGTCCTTACTTTTCTGTTACGCGCTATGGCAATATAATACTCAGTCGGTATTTGGGTGGTCAGTCCATAATGGGACCATGCAGAGTACATACATAGAACGCCTCCCGGAATGACTATCTCAACATCAATCATGGTTTTAGCCATTTCATCCGGCAACAGATACACACCTGGGCGTATGCGAACCAAATCTCCGTTTCTGACCAGTTCCAGTACCTTGTAATACGTTGTGCGATTTACGGCCTTCGCCTGATTCGCAGTAATGTAGCCTCCATTGTTCCGTATGATGTTCTCAATATACTCCATGTCTTCTTTTATCTTTCGTACAAAGTTACCACAAATTTTCAATACAGTGGTACATTTGTACAAAGATTATTCCTCGACTATCTCCATATATCGAGCCGGATCAAATGAAATGTGCTCATTACCACCGATATATCCTAATTGATTCGACAGGCACCTGGTGTTTCTGATCGTTGCGTCGATGTTTCGGTGAGAGTGCCCGTATATCCAATATTCAATCGGGCTCGCTTCGATATAGTCTGTCAGGTCCACCATAAACGCTCCGTTGATCGGACTGTCCTGAAATTCAGGAGCCATCAGTAGCGATGAGGGGACGTGATGTGTCATAACCACGATGTGTTTGGCCTTGCTCTGTTTTACGGCCTCGGTCAGAAACCGGAAACAGCGAAAATGCTCCTCGTTGAAGCGGGTCCACCTTAGTATGTCGTTCTCGCAACGGATATTCCTAAAATCATTCACACGCATAACGGTTTCCGCTGCTTTGTCGAACGGAATCTGTGCCCACAGAGGTGTCACAATCAAGTCAATTTCTACCCCCAGCGATATGACCTGATTGTTATAATAACGAACATTGGGGCGAAGGGCATAACTCCATCCGTCTACCGTTGTTGCCATATCGAATCCCCGGTAAAACTCATGATTGCCCGGAATAGCGATTACTTGTTCGTAATGGTCGGCTGCCCAATCCCAAAACGGATGTCGCTCGCAGTATTTATCACTCAAGTATCCGATGTCACCGGCAAGAACAAGAATATCTCCCGTTACGGCCAGGGGATGTTTCTGCAAAAAACGGCTGTTTTCATCAAATTCCAGATGAAGGTCGCTTGCGTATTGTATCTTCATTTCTCTATATATCAATATCGTTGTTATCTGACGGAATATGACCGCAAAAGCAGGTTTTATCCTATATATAAACAGGCTCCGTATTATGCCGAAACCTGTTGCAAGATACGAATAAACAAGTAGATAGACAATTTTATCTGCGAAATTACACCCGTTGAAGCGATAAAGCCGCTATTCCTTTTTGTAACCAAATATCACGCAGAAATGGAAGATAAGAATCTTACGCTGGAGCAGGAAGCCCAGATTAAGGAGAAGGCGGCCGCGCTGAAGGCCGAAAAGAAAACCCGCAAGGTCTATCCAATGGTCGTGTTCGGCGACACGGACTGCGGCGAGAAGGAGTTCTACGTCGCCTACATGGGCGAGCCGACCTTCCCGCAGTTCTCGAAGTTCATGGCGGCATCGAAGAAGGACGAGGTGAACGCCATGCGTCAGCTCGCCCGCGACTGCTTCCTCGACGGCGACAAGGAGTTGGTGGATAACGAATCATTGTTCCTCTTCGGTCTGATGTCCCAGCTTTCGGAGATTATCACCACCCGTCAGAGCCTGCTGGTAAACTGATAGACACCTGGGCAGTACGTGACGACCAGCGGATTCGTCAACGGCTGATCTATATCCGCCACTACTTCCCGGGTGTTCATCTCGACAGCATCACGGACGAAGAGTTTGCCATGCTTTCCGAGGAGGCGTTGTGGCTGCACCAGCAGGTGCTCGTCTCCCGTCTGACCTTGCAACCGCCGTCTCCCTGATCCGCTTTCCGAAGCCCCGCAGCCCTTGTGACTGCGGGGCTTTCCTTTTCAGTCCCCGGCACCCGAAAAGGGCTATTCTTTCAACGGATGTAAACACGCTATTCATGGCTCAAACGCAGAATTACGAAGTCTATTACGATATAAAGGTCAATGCCACGGAGGGAACCGAGCAGGTCACTGCCTTTGCCAATGCCGTCGAGAAGCTGAGCAAGGGTCGGATAAGTTTTGCACCGGTCGTGACCAACATCAACGAGATGATGCAGGCCGTGGAAAAGACCTTCCGGGGAAAGAACGGCAAGAAGAAGGATTTCAACTTCGATCTGGAAATCCGAACCGGCGAAACGGAAAAGCGACTGGAAGGTGTCAAGAACCTGCTGACCGAAATCAAAGAACTGACGCAGGGCATCAAGCTGACCATCAATCCCGGCGAGAAAATCGACGGTCGTGCGCTCCGTAACCAGACCAACAAACTTGTCGGCAAGAAAAAATTGGACGAGCAGCAGGCCGAGGCGAAACGGAATGCCGCTTCGGCTGTCAAGAGCGTCATGGACACCCAGCGGACGGTCACCCGTTCCATCGGCAAGATCAACTCTGCCCTCGCTCATTTAGAGAAAAGGCGTGAGGTAAACATCAAGACCGACGCGGCCCGGGCACGCTTGCAGGAAATTCTCATTCTTTTAGGCAATATCCGGGGCGCAGCCACTATGACGCTGCACCTGAATACGGCAGCTCCCGCGACCTCCGTCCCTGCCGGTCCCGTCGTGCGCCCGCCGTATGCCCCAGTCGCAGCCGCCGTTCTTTCCGACAAGGAACAGGCCGGACTGAACAAACGTCTCTATGCGGACGAGGCCATGAACCGTCAGCGCATGCAGCAGGCCAAAGAGAAAGCGGCCTTGCAAGTGGAGACCTTCCGGCAGATGTCGGAGATCCGTGCCGCCGAGCGTGCCGCACGCTTACGTGAAAGCGAACGTACGCGTACCGACCGGGAGTTGCGCAAAATTGCCGAGCGCACCCGCCGCGAGGAACTCAATGCGGAGAAGCGACGCCGTCAGGCCGAGGATACCCAGCGGCGGCGCAACGCAGCCCGTGCGGTAACAACCATGCGCCGTCAGGCGGCTTTCGAGGATTCCGTGTACGGCAGCAAACGCCGTGCGGCCATCAACCGTATCCAGTATTCCAAGGCTCCGTCGTGGCGGAACCTCCCGATGGCCGGAATGCTCAACGCCTACATGGCCTACAACTTCCTTCGCACACAATTCACGGAGGCCGTCGAGTATTCCAACATCATGCAGTCGGCACACTCGATTCTCCGGGTTGCCGATTCAGACCTGGCGACCTTCGAGGGGCGTTTCGACCGGATGGCCCGGTACGTGCGCCGCATCGGTGTTGAGACCAAGTTTACGGCCATCGAGGTGGCGGGTGCGGTGAAATTCCTCAGTATGGCCGGTATGGGTATCGAGACCATCAACGAATCGATCCGCCCGATTACGAACCTCGCGCTCATCGGGGACAACGACATCTCGCAGATTGCCGACCTTGCCACCAACATCCAGACCGGCTACAACATCAAGAACACCAGCATGGGCTCGGTGGCCGACATCCTGGCCTCTACCGTCTCGCGTTCCAACGTAAACATCATCGAGATGGCCGAGTCCTTCAAGATGGCTGCCGGTTACCTGCGTCTGTCGGGCGTCGATTTTACGGAAGCATCCGCCGCCATCGGCGTGCTCGGCAATATGGGTATCAAAGGAACAATGGCCGGTACGGCTTTGCGAGCTATGGCCACCCGCTTTGCCAAACCCACCAAAGAGGCGCGGGAGGCATTGGACCGTCTGGGTGTGAAATTCACCCGCATGGAAGACATCTACGGCAAGCAGGTGGAAAAGCTGCGCCCGCTGGCCGACATCTTCGAGGACCTGAACAAGAAAGGGGCGACGATGGCCGACATGCAGACCATCTTCGGCAAAATCGGAGGCAACGCCGCCATGATGTTTGTCAGCAACTACGGGCAGCTTCGGACGCTTGCTTCCCAGAACCGGGCGTCGCAGGGCATCTCCTCCGAACTGGCGCAAGTCAAGCAGGACACGACCAAAGGCTTGTGGTACCAGATGACCTCCCAGCTTACGGAATCCTTCATGCAAGGGTACGAACTCATCGAGCCGGTCATCCGGAGCACGTTGAAAGACTTCCTTGCCAAATTCAATTCCCGCGAGTTCGCCCGAGGTCTCGCCTCCATTGGGCAGGGCGTCATGAGCCTGCTCTCCGTGCTGGGTAACTTCGCATCGTGGATGACCCGTAACTTTTACTGGATCGAACCGCTCCTGTTCACCGGCTTTGTCGCCACGCGGCTGTTCAAACTCGCCGGCGCCCTGACCAATGTCGGCGTCGCGGTCGGCTTTATCGGCAAACAGACCGCAGGCAACTCCATCGTCGAGCTGGTTTCCGGTCTGACCGGCCTGACCAGTGCACGAGGAATCAAAGCACTCTCTTTCGCCAACAAACGGGCCCTTGTCACGGCCTTGCGGGCAGCCGGTGTCAGCGGCAAGGGTGCGATGGGCCGTGCCTTGTTGCAAAGCGGAGCCGGGTCCTTCGCCGCCCGTGCCGGATTCTCCTCGCTGTTCGCCTCACAGGTCGCTACGGGCGGCGGTCTGGTCGGTGCTGCCGGTTCCCTGAGTGCCATTGGTACGGGTGCCGTTGCCGCAACGGCCGGTATCGCCGCATTGGTGGGAGCCTTGGGCTGGGTCGCCTACAAGACATGGCAGATCAAGAAAGCCAAGGACGCCGTACTGGAAGACATAACCGCCAACGAGAAATACCGCTATCCGGTCATCGAAGACTTGTACGCGGCCTTGCACAAAACCTACCAGCAGGCCATCGATACCAAAAAGGCGGTGGACGACCTGACCTCCGGCAAGACAGTTGAGGAAAGCAGCGGGCATAAAATCGGAATATTTACCGGGAACTGGTGGATGTCATTTCTGGCTGAACTCGGCGCCAGCTTGTCTTCCTCCCGAGGGGGTGTCTATCATGCTCCGGCATACAGTTATAGCGATGCTCAACAAGACGACAGCCGGGAGGCCATTACCGCCATTGCCCGCCGTGACAGCCAGTCGCGCCTGAACGCCGCCTATGCCGAGTTCGGCAAAATGTCCGACCCGTTGGAGGTCCGTGCCTTTATCGAGAACATCGCCCTCAAATACGGGCAGCAGGCGGTGACGGCGGCCGAAGCCGCAAAGAAACTCGGCTTGGACAAACCTTTCTGGTTCGAACGTAACGGCAAGATTACCTATACCAACGCTCTCGGTGACCTGCCGGAAGTGGCTGCGGCCTATACGCCCACTTACGCCGCCTACCAGAACAACACCACCGTGAAACACATCACCACGGCGGCACAAGGTTATCTCGATGCCATCGAGAGCATGGCGGGTGCCCGTGCCCTGATCGAGAAGTCGGGATTCGACTATGGAGAGTTGGCCCGTGGCGGCTTTACGCAGAACAAAGACGGGCTGTGGGTACAGAAGGCTTTGAACGCGCAGGCTACCGACAAGGAGCGGCAGGAGATGCTGGCCGGCCGGCAGCGCGTGCACCACCTGTTGGTAAACCTTTCCGGTACCCTACGCCAGGTATTTGGCGGTTCCTCGGAGGCTGCGGAAAACATCCTCCGTAAGGCGGGCTTCTCAGCTGCGCTCTATGCCAACGAGCCGGACTCGAACGACACCTCCCCGTTCAACGCCAACCGCATCACGAACATAGGAGACGATGACGGCGGCGCGGGCGGCAACTACTCCGGTACGGGGCGGTTATCTTCGGCGGCTCCCAAGCAGGTCATCGTCAACATCACCAACCTGATGAGCGTGGAGACCATCGACCTGTTGAAATCGCCCGAGGGTCAGACCGCCGAGATCCAGCACTTCAAGGAACAGATGGCACAGGCCCTTATCGACGTAGTGCATGACTTCGACGCCTCGTGGAACGGTTAATTAACGAAAAGACAACGACATGAAGAACCTATTCGGCAGCAGATTGCTCAATATCGGTGCCTCGACGCTTCTGAGCGGGGGCATCCTTTCGCATGGCGGACTGGGCGGCTACATCAGCGATGCCGCCCGTCGCGTCATCGGTCTGGGACTCGCGGAGTTTCAGGACGGTGCCGTACATTACTTCTCCAAGAACAGCGACATCCTGAAACGTGCCGTCATTCAGTTCGCCAGCCAGACGGCCTACGGCATGCTCCGCTCTTATCCCCGCTATATCAAATACTGGGAACAGAAAGAGCGGGACAAATACCTCGAAACCCAGTCGCAGAGTGCCATCGTCAACAAATCGGGACAATACTACCAGCTCATCAAGGAGCAGCAGGCTGTCGCCGAGAAGAAGAACTACACCGACAGCATAGTGGGCCGCACGGTGGCAGACTACATCGAATTGAAAATCAGCGGCGAGGGAACCTACTACGACAAAGAAAGCGGCAAGGTGGAGCCCAACAGCAAATACGGGCTGATCACCTTCGTCGATTTGGGTCCGCAGGTACAGCTCTCCTCGAAAAACAACATCGTGCTGACCACGGTGCAGGGTCGTGACTACACCCGAAAAGAGTTCATTTCGGGCGGTGATCTGGAATTTACTATAAACGGTCGGATAACCAGCAAATATCCCGACGTGTACCCGGAAGCCGAGCTGTCGAAGTTCCTGAAAATCGTCCAGTACAAAGGTGTCATCGACTGCGACAACACCATCCTGCGGCAGTTGAAAATCTCGCAGCTTATCATTCTGGGTTACTCGCTTCCAACCGCCGAATACCGAAACGTGCAGCCCTATACCTTGCAATGCGTGGCCGTGGAACCCTCCGAGGCGGTAGAACTGATCTCCAAAGATGCGGAGGTCGTGGATGAAGCCATCGAACATACGAACAAATGGATCAAGTGGGTACGGTTCGGCACCGATGTCATTGACCCAACCTCCATATTAAAACTGAACAACCTATGGCTGTAGCACCGCTTGACGTATTATGTTGCCGGATTACCATCGGAGACCCCGATGCGGGCAATCCGATGTCCATTCTGAACCCCATTACGCTTACGGAGGTGCAGGAGGTCGAAATCGTCGAGACCTACAAGAAACTCATCGGCACGGCAACCATCCGTTTTCCAAAAGGGACCATTTTCCGCTCCACCATCATCGGTACGGCCACCCTTGAAGGCAAAGACGCCAGCCGGATAACCACCGAGGTCATGCAGGACGGCGTGGTCATCGAGAAACGTTCCAGTTACTCGGCGATGGACGCCACGACCTTCAAAACCGGGCAACGGGTGCGTATCCGTTTGGGCTATAACGGGATGCTGCGCACGATGTTCGACGGATACATCACCGGCTATAACACCGAGAGCAGCTTCGAGCTGAAATGCGAGAACATGGCTTACAAGCTCAAGCTGAAGCAGGCACCCAAGTTCGAGACGCCGGCATCGGGCACGAGCGTGAACGACGTGATGGAGGGCAAATACAACATCCTGAAAGATACCGGATTCAAACTGCACTCCGAGACCAAGCGGTTCGACATCCAGATCGGGAAAATCAAAATCACGGACAACTTCACCGTTGCCGACATCCTCTCGGCGTGGAGCCGTTACCGCATCTACTGCTTTCTGAAATACGACGAAAACAGTCCCGACCGGATGCCCGCCATCGCTATCGGCCGTCCGTACTCCTCCGCCAAGAGTCAGCCCCGGTTTCCGGAAGACAGCGCATCCGGTCCTTTCTGTATCCGCTTCGACACGCATGTGGCCTCGTCGGATTTGAAAGTGCTCAAGACCGACCCGAAATTCCTTGCCGTGCAGGCCAAGGCGTTGGGCTCGGATGAGAAATTCTTCGAGGTGACGGTGCGCCTGAATCCCGACTACGACCCGAACGTTTCCGGCAGCAAGGAGTTCCAGACCGTGAACGCCACGCAAATCAGCAAGAAGACGCACAAGGTGACGGGCAACACCACGGCCAGCGGTGCGCAGACCCGCACGAAAGTGGACCTTTCGACCTACACCATCGTACCCTACATGTCGCCGAACATGAAAATCAACTCCGACAAGCTCGTTGAGGAGGCCATCGAATACTTCCGCAGCTACAACCTGAACGGCATCAGCGGTTCGGTGACGCTCTTCGGGGATTTCGGGTTATATCCGGCCTGTCAGGTGGAACTCATCGATGACCGGAACCCGGCCAAGAACGGCACCTACATCGTCGAGGAGGTTACAACCACTTTCGGGACGGGAGGCTACCGGCAGAAAATCACGATACCGCATAAAATCAAAGGAACAAAGACAACGTATGGAAATAACTCTTAAAGATGATTTTACCAATGGACATTTTTCTTATCCAATTCCAGCGGTGAACTTATGACTGTGAATGCACAAGGAGTTCCCAACCACGGTGTATCGAAACATTCGGATTTCGCTATGGGTGATTCGCTACACATCATACCATAGAGTGGACAACATCGAAAGGATGAATTGCCTAATAAAAATTTATACATTGCCTCCAAAGCGATCAATTCAAGAACGTCCATCGAATCATCGCCTTCAACTATATCTTCAGCACGTTTCGTTGCTGTTGCAGGATTATGATGTCCACAACTATGAGTTTGAATATAAGGAATGCCTAACCAACTAATGATAGCATTTAAGTTTTCTATCGAAATGCAATCTGTTTTTTCTTCATATAAAACTGTCAATAGAGGAAGCATCTTATTGGATAAACGCACTCGCTCCAGAACCGTCTTAATATAATCTAACGGAGCAACTAAGTTTTGCTTCAACATTTCTAAAAAGTTGTTGACCATTCCATCAAAAAAATCGGGAATAGGAATGCTCTTCTTTTGTGGTGTTGTAATTGTAGACTGATCGATATAATCTGAAAATAGTTGCATACCGTCGGTAATCTTTTCTTTTTCAGCTTTTGCCAATAGCTTAATCAGACTCTCGCCTGGGGCCATACTGAAAAGAGCTGCATGACAACAGCAGATAAGAAGTTTGGTATTGTGGTATAATGAAGGATAGTTGTGCTTGCATAATATTTTCACAACATTGTACGGAATATCATCATGTGTAGCATCAGGGTCAACTAAACTTTGATACAAGGCTGCCATGCTTTCCTTGATGATGTGTGCTCCCAGTTCTAAAGTATCCGTAACCTTGTTTTCAAATGTTATAATCAATGATATTACAGGCATATTTTTCCCTTCGACAATTTTCTCTCCTGTTCTAATCTCGATTCGTTTAGTTTGGTCTATTTTTACTCCATAAAATTGACTGTCATTGAAAAATCCATTTCCAACTCTGAATATGCTGTCAAGACGCTTCATTCGTTCTGTCGGAGAAATAGAATACGGTAACTTGACTTCATCACGGACGGCTATTTCCTCTTTCAGTTTCAACATCATTTCATAGCGTAAAATACTGGAAGATAATCCCCACAAAGTACCTATGTTTTGCCAATAGTGGATGTATTCATGAATGAAAGTCCCTCGATCTTCTTGGCTTATTAGGCTTAAATCGGTGTTGAAATCTCCTGCTGTGTAAATATGGAAGAATGAAGTGTTATAAGCCCCGCGCAAATTAGATACTATCTCTTTTTCAGATACTCCTAACGATAATAATTTTTCTTGTATATTCATTTTTTATAAAGTTTCATTTTAAGTATTCAAAGATAGCAAAAAGCCTCTATCCAACTGTCTATTGTCGAATTTATCTATTCTTTGAATATGAAGAATTCACAGGACAACAACCGGCGGATGATACAGGAGGCAATCCGCAAAATCGCATTGGGGCGCAGTATTGAGCGTATCGAGATGGCTCCGGGCGGCATGGGCGGCGTGGGTACCGCCCGCATGATTCACGGTTATGTCGCCAAGATACATGACGACCCCAGTGATGAAGAGTTCGCCGACTACGGCGGCACGGTGGACGTGGGCGAATATCCTGACGAAACTGCTTCGGCGGGCGGTATCATCCACAAAGGCGTGTTGCTGGCTGCCGCCCGGAACAACGAGGGCGGTTTTCTCATCGTACCGACCCTTTTTTCGGAGGTGACCATCGTAGTGGACGCCGCCACCTGCCATGCCTATATCGTCAATTACTCCCATGCCGAAACCATCCGCATGGAGGCGCATTCCGAGGTCAGCATCGGCATGACGGAAACCGAGGCTCTCGACCCCGACAGCGACTCCTCGCCCGATTACGACGAGCTGGAACCGACCGGAAACGAAGCCCATACCAGCTACACGGCCGAAGGCATCACGGCAACGGTCAGGAACGACAGCGGCAAAGAATCGTCGGTCATGCAAGGTGCGGAAGAGATTGCGCAGACCGTCGATAAGTCGGAAGTCAGACAGACCGCCGACAAAATCGTACAGAAGGTAAACTCCACGACCGTTGCCGTTGCCGACAACAAAGTGACGCTCGGCGACGAGAACGCCACCGAACCGCTGGTTTTGGGTAACGAGCTGGCGCAGCTCATGTTAGATTTCCTGACGGAGTGCAGTAAGATTATGACGCCTACGCTCATGGGAACCATGCAGCCGCTGAACTTTCCCAACTTCCTCTCGCTGACCTCCAAGATTCAGAAATTCCTATCCAAAACCTCCTATACCAAATGAGTGTCACCCTTCATCCCGGCATCGGCGGTCTCGATACGCAGGGCCTGTGTTACAGTCTCTACCGCCAGTTATACCAGACCTTCTTCAACGCCCAAGAACGCAAGAGCGAAGACAATCCCTACGGTGTGGAGGAAGGTGACGACACGTCCATCCGTCTGCATAACACGGCTTATGGATTTGCCGAGGCGATTTCGTCCGGCGTTTCCGGTGAAGGCGGAGGTACCGGTAGTTGGTCGGGCTATCTGCCCAAAAGCGGCGGTGACATGCAGGGATTGTTATGTGCCGACTACGGCTTTACCGCCGGTATCGACAACCGCCGTCTGCTGGAAACGTACCGCACCTCGCAAAGCGATGACGAGGGAAACGTCATCGGTTACACCTACGGCATCCGTCTGACGGGCGACGTACATGTCGGCGGCAATCAGCTCTTTGTGGGCGGTATGCAGCCTCTCCGTTGCGATAAGGCTACCGGCACGATATACCTGAGCGGGAAACGGGTTAATTTCGCCGACGCCGCCCTTTCCCTCACCGGAAATATCCTGCTGGGCGAGACCAAAGAAAACGGGGTGTTCCTGACTTCCGACAGCCTGCTCATTCATGGGCGGGAAGTCTATCACGGCGGTAATGCCAACCTCGCCACTGTGGACTGGTCGATGCACGACGCTACCGTTGCCGGTTCTCTCGAAGTCATGGGAGCGGCGACGCTCTCCGGAAAGCTGCGTGCCTTGCAGGGCGCGGAGTTGGGCGACGTCGGGCGGCTGCTCTTCTCTGTCCTCGGCGAAACCGTATCCTGTCTGAGTGACTTGACCTTTTCAGCCGGATGCGGAGTCCGAATCAGCGGAGTTACCGTGCTCAAAGGTTCCGGTGCGAAAGACATCCGGTTGGAGGGTGCTGACGGCGACCTGCTCGTAGGCGGCGACCACACAGCCAAGATACGGATTCTGTCGAACCTTACGGACATCGACGGCGAGCACGTCCTGCTTTCCCCATACGGGGCGGCGTACTTTCCCGACTCCATCCGGGTGCGGCACAGCTACGGCGGGGACCTGCTCTCCTCGTACCGTACCGACAGCGAGGATGAAGGCATCGTCATACACAAACTGCTGCGATTCGGAAGCACGGGAGGTTGCTATCTGACAGCCGACAATGACCGATTGGTTTTCGTCTCCCGCAGCGACCACACCCAAGCTCCCGGCGGTCAATACGAATCGGTGAACACATTCCTCGGACACGCTCCGTCCACCAGCCGTTACGCTCCGTTAAACCGGGCGTCGAACTCCCTGCGTATCGGTACATCCGGTGACTTTATCGTCGCTCTGAATCCCGTCGAGGTCACGGGACACATCGGTATCGACGGGAGCTTCACCCGACTTACGGCAGAGGGGCTATTCTTTACCGGCGACATCTGCCTCAGACAGGTTGGGGACGGTATCCGTCACGGCGGGAACGCCTACTTCGACGGCAGTCTTTCCTCGGAGCGATTCACCTCCGGAATGGCCGGCACCGGTTGGGCGATCCTGCGCAGCCGGACGACGGGAAGCATCTCGGCGACCTTCGACGAACTGACCATCCGGAAACGGATGCGGGTTTACGAGTTGGAGGTACAGCGTTCCTCGGCGACCAACGGAGCCTTGTGGGTAACCGATACCTGTTCGGGAGACAGTGTCGAAAAACTATAAATCCGATTATGGCACTATACGAATATTCCCGTTTCAAGATACGCATCGACCCCGGTTCCAAGAAACGGCAGGGATTGCATGCCGGAGACGTGGTTCGCCGTCAGTATGCGGACGGTGCGCAAACCTTTTACAGCCTGATGGTCGTGCTGGCCACCGGAGAAGACTCCGTGCTGCTGTCCGACGGGATACATGCGTCATCGCCTTTTTTCATCGGCGCACTCATCGAGGGCGACGAGCCCCGTGACGGAGAATTGCTGGACTTCGTGCGTCTCACGAGCCTGACCGATGAACGGCGCAGCGGCGCCATGTACCTGACTGCCTCGGACGAAGAAGCCCCGTACATGGATGTCATTGACGGCATGGGGACGGAACGTTCCTTGTTTCGTCCGGCATCCCTTGCCGCGTTCGGTTGCAGCGACAACGGGGTGTGGTCCTGCCGTTACACGCCTTCGGAAGGTCCCGCCACCCGCATCCTCCGGATTAGCCGCTCCTCCGACGCGGCGGCTGTCACCGGCGGTTTTCAGATTCCGTTTCCACAGGCCGTTTCCCATCCCCAGCGTCTGGTGATTTCATTCCGCATCCGCGCTTCCAAAGAGTTGTCCGCCGTGCCGTTGCGCTTCGGGTATGCCGACGGTACGGAAACAGACGGACAGGACACCGTGGACGTTACGACCGAATGGCAATACCGGTTGAGCCTGATTACGGTGGACTTTCCTGCGGAATATGCCCGCGCGCTGTCCCTCGACTTCTCGGGAGAGCTCGGTCCGGACGACTGGTGCGAAATCGGAGACCTCAATGTCTGCCTACTGGAACAGCTTTCGTCCTTTGCCGAAGCCGCCAAAATCCGTATCGGCCGCATCACGGGAATCGCAGACCCGCTGTTCGGTATGCTACAAGGTTATGGGGCTTACTTCCAGCGTCTCTATGCCACGCGGGACGTTCATGTGGCCGGCACGCTGACCGCCGGTGACGAGGACGGCTTCGGCAGCACCTTTTACGCCGGACGTATTCACAAGAACTGCATCATCGATTCGTTGAACGGCAATTTTACGAGTACGGTTGTCCGCCTTTCATCCGCCACACCGACCGGTATCGGCAAAAACATCCTGCTGCCCGTGACCGGCGGGACATTGCTTTGCCAGAAAGAAGTGTGGGTAGAGAAACATGCGGGCGAGCGTTACTGTCTCTCTTTCTGGTGTTATTGCCCGTCCAAGCAAGAGACTCCGTTCGATATTCTTCACGGGGAAAAGGTGCTCGCCAGCCTTATGATGCCCCAGACATGGCAACGGGTACATGTGACTTTCGACATCGAGCATATCCCCGGCGACGACCTTCGCATCGACTTCCGTACCGAGAACCGGGTGGTCTGGTTTTTCAGTTCCCCGCAACTTGAAAAAGGGAACGTGCCGACCCTATACCAGCCGACAGACGGGATCCTGAACGAAACCGACGAATACGGGGCGTGGTTCTGCCGAGGCGGTGTGGGCGGCACGATTCAACACCCCCTGTTACGGTTGGAGCCGGACGGTTCCATCCGTGCCGGCAACGATTCGTTCGTCATCAACCCTGACGGCAGCGGATACTTCTCCGGCGGCCGTTTCCGCTGGAACAAAGACTCCATCATCTTGCAGGATGTCACCATCCGCTGGGAGGATTTGGATGAAGAGATGCAGGAACAGATGAAACCCCGTTTCGTCACCGTTGATGGCGGTACGGTGTTTCATTATAACGATGCCGTTTCCGGCAATCTTTGCGACCCGGCAGAGATCCTCCTGACCGGCACGGCGCAGAACCTGACAACGGATTCCTGCCGTTGGGAATACCTTGCTGCGGACGGCGGGTGGAAAGACACCGGCGGGAACCAGTCCGTTTACACGCTCACGCCGGATTTCTCCGGCTGGGAAGGCCGGAACGTCCTGACACTCCGTTTCATCGTCCGATCCTCCGGCACATCGTATCATGCCACGCATACCGTTTCCAAACAATACGACGGCAGTGACAGCTATTCTTTGCATGTGGAGTCCGATTCGGGCACCGTTTTCCGCAACCACATGGTCGAGACGACACTACATGCCCGTCTTTACAAAGCAGGAACGGAAATCACGGACCGGATTCCCGATGAAAATTTCCTCTGGAACCGCATCAGCGACGATGCCGACAGCGATGCACTCTGGAATGCTGAAGAACATCGGGGACGCACGCTGCGGATTACCGGTGAGGATGTGTGGCGTAAGGCGGTGTTCAACTGTGAAGTATTCATGTAGGCAATATGAGATAACCAATCTTGTCTATAAACTCATTGCCCACGCATACGGCTATTCTTATACAAACAAAACGTATGAGCAGCCGACAAGTTATCGCGCGTGGGCAAACCACGATTTACATACAGAAGGATTCCTACACAATCAGCCAATCGCTCGGGGAATACGTCTTTCCCGCAGACCATTCGGGGAAGGTGCTCTCTGCCGTAAGCCTGACATCGACCATCAAGGTCACATGCGGCGATTCGGAATACAAGGATTTTACCATCGGAGTGATTGTCAAACCGGCCGGATTCTCGTCCATTTCGGTGGATAACAGCCGGAAAACAGTGACCTATACGGTTGCCACCGGAACGACAACCCTTGCCGAGCACGGCTCTTTGGATATTCCCGTTACCATTGCAGGGGCGGTTTACAGCCTGTCGTTCGTCTGGTCGAAAGCGAAAGCCGGTGCGCCGGGCACTGCCGGTGCCGATGCCAACCTGCTGGACTGGGTACGGGAATGGAATACCGGTAAAACGCTTATCGACAGCCATACTGTCATCACGCCGAAACTCTTTGCCGGTGTGAAGAACGCGGACGGCACCGTGACGGGTACTGCCATCGGCCGCTTCTCTCTGAGTACGAAAACCGCTTCCGGCGGTATTGCCACCGAAACCATCGACGGTATCTGCGGCTTCAGGAACGGATCCAAAACCTTTCTTTTGGATAACGGCGGCAACGTCCAGCTCGGTTACGGCGACCAGTTTGTCCGCTACGATGCTTTAACCGGCAAAATCACGTTCGGTGCGGGTGTCAGCCTGAACTGGACCAACGCCATCCAGCAAGCCAAGACTGAAACGCTTAACGCTGCCGCCGCTACTGCCCAAAGCAAAGCGGATGCCGCATTGGGCAGTGCCAAGAGCTATGCCGACACGAAAAAAAGCGAAGCCGTCACGCAAGCCGGTAAAGACGCTGACGGTAAAATCTCGGCACTGACCGCTACGTTGAACACTTCCATTGCCGATGCCAAGAAAGCCGGTACGGATGCCCGTGCCGTGGCGGATGCCATTACCTCGAAAGCCAATGCGGAAGGCTG